AACCGCTTATGCGCAAGAAAAAATAGATGACGCTGAAACTAATATTCTTTCTAAAGAAATTAGAAAATGGAATCACGATAACGCAAAAACAGATAGAGAATTAAAAGAATATCGGACCAATACAATTGCTGATGCAATTAAAATTATTCAAGAAGATGGCATAGAAAATTTTGACGTAGAAAAGTTTTTAAAAGATGGAAAAATTACTGACGGAGTAACAACAAGCTCGCTTTATTCTCTTACAAACACAATAATTAATGCTCAATCACATGTCGTGGAAAATGAAAAGTATGTGACGGACATATTAATTCAGATGAACAGCAACATAAATGACCCCGACCTAATGGATACAATATTGAATGGAATAGGCACAGAGTATTCGCTTTCACGAGGCCTGCAATTATTTGGTGATTATCAAAGAAAAAGAGAATCTTCAGACCATCACTTCTTACTTGATACCGGATACAGGAATTTAGAATCAAGTTTAAGAACGGCGATTAAGAAGGAATCTTTATTCACGGAAGAAATTGCTAAATCTGAAATTGCAGTAATGGAATTAAATGATTTCGCAATAACCTGGATTGAAGAAAATCCGCAAGGAACTAAATCACAATTTAAAGATGCAGTTCGTGATGAATGGAGTAAAATTCTTAAAGTCTTTGTGGGTGCGAAGAACTTTAAAGAAGTGGAAACTTTTCAACAAGATTTAGGCAATGAAGTTATTATAGATAATGAAGAAAGCAAAGTTGAAGAACAAGGCTCAACTTCTGAAAATCTTGATGAAACTGAAAATGTCTTTTCTAAGGAAAATGAAAAGAATTTTGAAAACGTAGAAAAAGTAGAAAATAAAAAAGAGCAAAGAACAAGTTTAATTGAAGAAATAAAAAGCATTCAATCAGAAATGTCTGAAGTTAATACACAGATTGAAAAATTAGAAAATTCTCCAAAGAAAAATAAAACTGCTCTTAACGCATTAATGCAACCGCTTATTCAGAAAAAGGCGACATTAACGGCTGAACTTTCTGATTTGAAAAAACAATTAGAGAAACTTAAATAATGGCTGACAATATTTCACAAGAACACAAGGATTTACTAAGAAGCAATCCTGAAAAATACCGCAGAATGTTTGATGAACAATACGGTAGTGGAGCTGCAGATAGGATTCTTGCGCAAATGGATTCAGAAGCAGAGATTGAAGCAAATAAAAGAGGTGTTGTTTCTGATATTGCTACGCAAGCCATAGGCGGTATTGCAGACGCAGCACAAGAAACTTTAGACTTTGGCGCAGGATTAACTGATGCTGCAAGAAAAGCAGGAGTGCCATTACCTGCGTATGATTTTACACAAGATAAACTTTTAAACGCTGATGAAGTTTTAAAAGAAAGAGAAAAAAGAATTGACCAAGGTTTAGATGAAAGTTTTATAGACATACCTACAACCGACGACCCTGACACTTTAGCCGGTGGATTAACCAGAGGCGTTGTTCAATTTGCAACTGGTTATGTTGGTGTTGGAAAATTTACTAGACTTAAAAAACTAAAATGGCTTAAAAATAAGAATTTCACCAGGGCCAGTATTCAAGGAGCTGGTGCAGACGTACTTGTCTTTGATGAGAATATGGCCAGGTTTTCTGACTTTATTAATGAATACGCGCCCATACTTTCCAATCCAGTTACAGAATATATGGCTGCAGATGAAGAAGATGGATTTGCAGAGGGAAGATTAAAGAACGCCTTGGAAGGCTTAATGCTCGGCGCAGCAGTAGAAACAATATTTAGACTGGCTAGAGGATTTAAGAATGGAAAGAAGGTTATTGATGAAACCAAAGACCCTAAAAAATTAAAGAAGGTTGTTGAAAAAGAAAGTAAAGAAATTGAGAAAAATCTAAATAAACTTGATGACCAATTAGATGATGCAAAAGTTAATGGCAGAATACCTGATGAAACAGTTCCACCAATAAGACTTAAAAAAGATTTAATTGATGATGAAGTTTTAGATACTTTAGCGACAAATCTAGCGAGAGCAAAGAAAGGTGAAATTTCTTACGACCAGGCTTTAGACATACCTTTCAATATAAAAAGAATTACAAGTGATGAAGATACATCAAAAGCGATTGAAACTTTAATAAGAACTATAAGAGACAAGGCACCAGATGTCTTTGACGGAACTGAAAGTTGGTCAAGGGTAATGCGGTTAGCCGACCAATTAGCAGAAAATCCAGTTGACCTTATGCGCAAGATGGCAAAGTTTGCCGGCGAATTTAAAGATGGAACTGCAAAAGTTGCAGCTTCACAAATAATAATTGAAAACCTGGCAAATCTTTTACCACAAGCTGCAAGACACGCAGCCAAAACAGGAAATGCAGAAAAGTTTGACGTCTTAACTAATATACTTGCAAAATATTTTGTTGATTTAAAAGTTGTTACAAAAGGTAGTGCGAGAATAACTGGCTTTGGCAGAGCAAAGACCGGTGGCAGAGCTAAAGATGTTAAATGGTTAATGGACGAATTTGCAATAACAGGAAACAAAGCGAAGTTTCTTCGTAAATTAGCTAAGCTTGACCAGGACCCAGGTTTGTTAATGAGAATTTGGAAAGCAGTATTAAAAAGCGCAAGCTGGGACAAACCTAATTACTATTGGATTAATGCAATCTTATCTAATCCTAAAACTCACATAGTTAATATGACTTCAAATTTTATAGTTATGGCTATGAGACCTTTAGAACAAATGGCTGGTGCAGCTTTTGTTAGAGACGGACAAGCTTTCATGGAAGGCGCAGAAACTTTAGGCGGTCTATTCCACTACTGGAAAGATTCATTAAAGTATGCAGGCCAAGCGTTTAAGCAAAGTGATGGAATACTTGATATAGGTCTTTCTAAAATAGAAACACCTTCAGTTATTGCCAAAACAAAAGCAGGCAAAGTAGCAACTAATGTAATTGGAGCTCCAACGCGTCTCTTAATGATGAGTGATGAGTGGAGCAAGCAAATCAACTACCGCGCTAAAGTGTATGCGCTTGCATTAAAAGATGCGCGACTAAAAGGATTTAAAGCAGGTAGTAAAGAATTTTCAGAACATACCGCAGATTATTTTAAGAAAAGTTTTGATGAAGAAACTGGCGAAGGCCTGAATCATATAGCAATGCAATACGCTAGAGAAAATACTTTTACGCAAGCGTTAGAAGGTGGAATGAGTAAACATGTGCAAACTATGGTTGCAGCCAATCCAATGCTACGTCAAATTATGCCTTTTATTAGGACACCAGTTAATATTTATAGAGCATTTGCACAACGCGTGCCTTTACTTGGTGCGTTTCAATTTCAAATGCGACAAGCTTTAAGTTCACCTGACCCTGCAATCAGAGCTGCAGCTTATGGCAAGCAAGCAATGGGAACTGCTTTAACTGGAAGTGCCATTTTACTTTCTATGCAAGGAAGAATAACTGGTGGTGGAAGTGATAATCCGAAAATTAAAAAAGCTCAACTTCGTACAGGTTGGCGTCCGTATTCATTTAAATTTGGAGACAAATATTATTCTTACCAACGCTTAGAACCGTTCTCCATGATTCTGGGAGTTTGGGCGGATTATGTTGAAATTTCAAGTAATGTAGATGAGAAAACCAGGAATGAACTTGCTATGGCTGGTCAACTCTATCTTCTAAATAATTTAGAAACTAAATCTTCATTTGGAGAAAAAGCAGGCAGAGGCCTAATGGCTACTGCTAAGAATCTATCAAGCAAAACTTATTTCAAAGGATTAGCGGACATTTTAGATGCTTTGGGTGGCGAGGAAGAATGGAAATGGAAGAAAGTTTATGAAGGTAAAGTTAAGTCCTTAGTTCCAAACATTGTTCGTCAAATGACCAATGACCCTTATTATAGAGAAACTAGAAGTTTCTATGACCTAATTAAATCAGGCGTTCCTTACTGGTCCCAAAGTGTTGAACCTAAATATAACTTCTTAGGCAAACCAGAAGAAGATGAGAGACATTGGTTTGAAAGAACATTTACTCCTTTTGAAATATCGCAGGAGAAGAAAGACCCACTTTTAGAAGAAATAGCAAAACTTAATGTCGGTATTCCAAAAACACAAGAAAAAATTGGAAACATAGAACTTGCTAGTTTTAGTAAAGATGGCAAGACCGCTTACGCACGCTTCAATGAATTGATTGATGAAGAAGGATTAGAAGGAGCATTAAGAGATTTAATTAGTTCTTCAAAATATAAAAATGCTTCAGAAAGTTTTGGGACCGGTGATGTTAATTATCCTGGTTCTAAAATTATGTTGATACATAAAGAAATTAACAGAGCAAGAAAAAGAGCAAAGAAAAATTTACGTAATGAAGGTTATGTTTCTGAATCAGGTTTAAATTTAGATGAAGCTCTGGACAATGATTTAAGAAACAAGAAAAACGTAAAGAAAAATAATTTAGAGGATTTATTAAGTACAAAATAATATGGCACAATCATATGTAATTTACACGGCCAATGGTTCAACCGACCAATTTGATTTAACGTTTGACTATATCGAAACAACACACATAACTGTGTACCTCGATAATGTTGCAAGTACCGCTTACACGTGGGTTAATGATTCTCGCATTGAAATGGACAGCACGCCTGCAAACGGCGTTAAAGTTAAGATAGAACGCAACACTCCTGTTACAGCAAAGTTAGTGGATTTCGTTTCAGGTAGCGTTATCACAGAATCAAATTTGGATACAAGCGCGAGCCAGTCATTTAATATTGCAGTTGAAAATTATGACGACATTGCAGATTGTTTAAAGTTAGATAACACCGGTGTATGGGACGCGGATTCAAAACGAATTATAAATGTTGCAACTCCAACAAGCGGAACTGACGCAGCAAATAAAACTTACATTGACACACAAACAACTTCGGCTGCTACGAGTGCAACTGCTGCAGCTTCTTCAGCTACGGCTGCTGCTTCAAGCGCGACTGCTGCTGCTGCTTCGGCAACTTCAGCTTCAACAGCTCAAACTGCTGCTGAACTTGCAGAAACCAATGCTGAAACTGCTGAGACCAACGCAGAAACGGCGGAAACTAACGCAGAAACGGCTGAAACAAATGCAGCTGCTTCGGCAACTACGGCAACCACTCAAGCTTCAAATGCTTCAACTTCCGCTACTACAGCTTCTACTCAAGCTTCTAATGCTTCAACAAGTGCAACCACAGCTTCTACTCAAGCGAGCAACGCTTCAACTTCTGCGACTGCTGCTGCGTCCTCTGCGACTGCTGCTGCTTCGTCAGCAACTTCTGCGGCAAGCTCGGCTACTTCTGCTGCAACCGCACAAACTGCTGCTGAAGCTGCCTTAGATACTTTTGACGATAAATATTTAGGAGCTAAAAGTTCAGCGCCTACTTTAGATAATGACGGAAACGCATTAACTGATGGAGCATTATATTTTCTTACTACTACTAATGTCATGTATGCGTATGATTTGGGAACTACTACATGGTTAGCACTTAAACCTTCTTCTTCAGAACAAACTAATATTAACTCTGCTGTTTCTAACGCAACTAATATTAATACTGTAGCAACAAATATAAGTGGAGTTAACAGCTTTGCTGACAGATATAGAGTTGGAAGTTCAGACCCTGCATCTAGTTTAGATTCAGGAGATTTATTTTATTCAACTTCTTCAAATCAAGTAAAATATTACAACGGCTCTGCTTGGGTCGCAATTTCTGCTGACACTGACGTTAAAACTTTAGTGTCAGCAAACGATACAACTGCTGGTTACCTTAATGGTAAATTAGTAGCTGGGTCAAACGTAACTTTCACCGAA